CGGGCTTGGAATTTATCCACGTGCGCGATCGTCGCGGTCAGCGTCCACACGGGATCCGCTTGTGAGCGGGCCACCCGCCACGATCGCAGCTCGACCGCGACGCCATGCCCCCACAGGATCGCCCCCGCGGTGCCCGTGACCGTGAGCGAATCGAACACGCGGCCCTATGCGTGAATGCCGGCGACCCAGGCGGTCCCGTTCCAATTACATTTGCTCGCGTCGCCGAGCAGCATGTATTGGCCGGTCACCCAGTTCGTGGCCGGGTTGGCTGTTTTCCCCGTCATCGCCGCGAGATTCGCCGGGGCCGCGGCGCCCGCCGGCGTGAACGTGCCGGGCGTGCCGGCCGTCGCGCCCGTCGCAACCACGACGGGCTTCATCGCGAAGGCGCCGGCCGCTTTCCAGTTGCCCGAGATTTTCGGCGCCTGGAGACTCGCGTCGATACTGGCGTCCAGATACGCGAGGCCCGACCAGGCATAGGTGGGTTCCGTGCTGTTCGGCACGAGCTCGAGCAAGCCCGGTGTCGTCGCTTCGGCAGCCTTGAAGAGTGCGAGTTCTTGCGAATTCCAGAATCCGGCAAGCGAGCCTTCGCTATTGCGGAGGCCCGGCACATACACCCGATTTGTATCTTGGAAGCAGGTCACATCTTCGAATTCGGTTTTAAAATCCCCGGTCCAGGCGTTCAGCGAAATGATCGGCACCGCCGTCACGCCCGCCTGATCCCACTTCACCTGTCCATAGCGCCCCGTTAGAATTGCCATCCTGCACGCCCTTTCGTTAGTTGTGTCGCGGTCATCGCTTAGGCATCGAGCGTCACGATGAGCCCCGTCGATCGAATCAGGTCAGCCAGCTTCAGATACATCGCGCGCCGATAGCGGACCATCGCGGGAATAAACACCTCCGCCGGCCGCCCCTTCCGAGAAAACATAATGCCGCGCTTCGCCTTCTGCTTCGTTTCGCGAACGCGTGTCAGTTCGTCGGCGTGCTCGAACCACCAGCCGTGCGGGGCACTACTGCGGACTTGCGCCGCCACGCCATACGGCCCGATCTCCTGCACCGTCACCTTCACGCCCTTTTTGAGCTTGCCCGTCGGCCCCTGCGGATACGCCGCCACGATCTCGGCTTGCGCGCCATACGCGGCATCGATCACGAACTGCGTCGCCTGGCCTTTCAGTTCCGTCGGCAACCGCCCGAGGGCGTCCTTGAGTTCAGCGATCCCGCGAATCGTGAGCGCCGCGCTCATGCCATCACCAGCGGCACCGCGTGGCACGCCATCTCGACGCCCCGCATCTCGACGTTCTCCACGCTGGTGATCGCGAAGGTTTGACTCCCCAGGATCATCCGGGTTTTCGTCGTGACGCCTGGGTGAAAATCGCCGCGCACAAGATACGTCGCGGAGCTAATCGGCGTGCCCGCCACGGGCTCGATAAACACGCCGATGTCGTCGCCCGTGGTTTGCGACAGGCTGACGCACCACGCGGCCGGGTCCAGATCGATCCATGTGCCCGCCGGCCCCGGGTTCTGGAACGTGACGACGTGCCGCCAGTCGCCGCGCGCCATCACGCCACCGTCGGATCGCGATATGCCGCGAGCAGCGCGTAGATCTTCGGCCAGACATCCGGCTGCGATCCGTCGCCGCGGTCTTCGTAGTAGTAGGCCGTCAGCAGGTGGATCGCGTGCGTGACGGCGGCCGGTGCCGTCGCGGCGTCCCATGTCGGATCCGCGGCGGGGCCGAGGAACGACAGGATCGCTTCCTGCGCCGTGGCGAGCTTCTGCGCGATGTCGGCATCGTGCGCCGTGCCGGTGATGCGCAGATGGACCTTGGTCTGGTCGACCGTCCAGAGTGCCGGCAACGTGACGCGCGAGAATTCGAGCGTCACGCGGGCACCTCTTCATCGTCGGGCGCGGGCGTTGACTCCGGTGCGGCCGGCACGGTCGGGGGCTCGCGCTTCGCCAAGGTGGACAGCGGCCAGTCCTGCTGTTGCCGATACGGTGTTTCGCCGCCTGGCACCGGCCCGAGGCCAAACCATTCACTGCGCGCTTCGTTCGGCGACAGCACGCCCGCGCTCGTCGCGGTCTGCGCGGCTTGGACGCGGCTCATGGTGTCCATCCAAATTAGCAACGTGTCATCGAACTCCAGCGTGAGATACGACGGGAGGTCGAGCCCTTCGCCCAAGCACGTCGCGATCGACACGAGATGCGGCTCGAGACATTGCGACTTGTATTGCAGCTGCGAGGCTTCCGCGTTCGCGTAGGGCGGTTGCTTGCTGCTGTTCAGGATGCTGATCGGCATGCCCAGGACTTCGCAGACTTTTTCTTCCGTCCAGCCGAGTTGCTCGATCACCGCGGCGTCCACGGCCGAGGTCGACACGGATTCGTATTTCATCCCGAGTTCGGCGATCAGAATCTCGCCGCTCTTGAAGTTCGCCGCATCGGTCTTGAGACGCGCGGCCGAGAGCGGATCCAGTTTCGTCGGCGCGATCAACACGCCCGAGGGCCGCGCGCCCTTCGCGAAGAATGTCGTGCTGTTATCCGCAATCGCTTTCGCTTGCGCGATCGCCCCGGTCAGCGCCGTCAGCGGGGAGATCCCGCACAACGAGTGATACAGGCAGTTCCACCGATCGTGAATCAGTTCGCGCGCGGGAATCACGAGCGGCTGCGTGTTCTCTGGTAGCCCGGCGAGGTCGTTCGATTGCAGCTCGTAATACACGCTGCCATCGGGCGCCGTCAGCACCTTCACCCGCGCGGGGTCCAGGCGGTGCAGCTCGTTCACCACGCCGCGGTCGTCGCGATGTTTCAGCAGGTAGGCATTCCCCCACAGCAGCTTGTCGAGCACCCACTGCTCAATGAACTGTTGCGCCGTCTGATAGTGATTCGGCCGGCGCAGCACGGGGCTATACGCGGGATTGCTGGTTTCGGTCCAGAAGCCATTCCGATCGCGTTCGAGGAGTAATGGCGGCGCGATCTTGCTGATGTCCTGACTAATGCGCGAGACGGCGCCGAAGACGCTGGGATTGCTCAGCGCCGACTCGGTCGTGAGCGGATCGTTATGTTGCCAGGCGCCCGTATAGGGTTCACGGACGACTGGATACCACGATCCACTTCCGCCGCCGACCAGCGTCAGCATCGACGCCAGTCGTGATCGCACCGTCGACAGCACGCCCACGGCTTACTCGCCGCGCTTCGTTTTACCGTTCGCGGTCAGCGGATCGCTCATCGCGCCCGTCGGCGAAGGCCACGCCGTCGCGGTCAGATACTTGACGGAGTTCGTGCCGATACGCTTCCAGGTGATATACCGCTCCGCGCGCAATGCGACCGCGTTCATTTGGAACATGGACACCAGCACCGTCGTGTCGACGATCGGGGAGGTTGGCGCGGAATCCATCTGCAACGACGCTTCCGTGCTCGCGTCGATCGTCACGCCGCCGTCGTCGGCCAGCATGATGTATTGCGGCTGCAATGCAATCACGTTCGTCGTCACCGTATTCGAGGTAATGAACTGCAACCCCTTGTAGGTGCCGCCGTTGATCCCAATGCCGGGAAACTCTGGTGAGCCGTCCAGGTTCGTGCGGAACGACAGCGCCAGCGCGTTCGACGGCGACAGGATGAACGTGAGCCCGTCGACGGGAATGTTGTTCGTCGCGAAGTGATTGATCAGCCCGAGGATGTCCGCCAGCGGATTCGTTGTGGCCGCTGCCGTGGGCGCGCCGTTCGTGATCGACGCGGGATTGACGCCCGCGACCGCCGCCACGGCCGGGTTGATGAATTGGGCATCGAGATACGCCGCAATGTCCTTCACCAGCGAATCCCGCACAACGGCTTCTGCTGAGGGATTGCTGAAGCGGACCAGCTCCTGACTCAGCACCACGATCGCCGCGACTTTGTTGAACGGTAAATTCTCCATCGCGAACGCCATCGCGGTGACGGGTTTCGGCTTCAGTTCCCCGACCCACGCCACGACGCCGCCGGCCGTTTGCGCGGGCACGTTCACGTTGAACGGCACCTTCCGCAATCCGGCGATCTTCCCGATGATCGTCGCCGCGCGGAGCAACGGCAGGAAATCGGTCGTGATCGCCGGATTCACGAGCGGCTTCGCCCACGTCGCGTCGGTTGTCGTGCCGGCGGCGACCGCCGCCTTTAACGCGAGCGCGACCTCCGGTGTCGAGTGGCCCCAGCGATTCTGCGCATAGGTCACCGCATCGGTATTCATGTATTTGCAGCCGATGCTCGCGAGCACATACCGCGCGAACTTGATCCCTGGTTCGACGTTCTCGCTCACGGAGACGTGCGCGAACGGCGATCCCGTGGCGGTCAGCGGTTTCGCGCTCTTCATCAGGAGTTGCTCCTGCTCGGCCAGCCGCGAGAGATGCAGATCGATCTCCGCGACCCGCGCTTTTTGTGTCTCATAGTCGGCCGACTCTGCCGTGTTGAGCGTGTCGCCCTTCGCGACGAGCACCCCCATCGCCGCCACGGCCCCCGCACGTTCCTGCTGAAACATCGTGGTCTGTTCTTGGATGGTCATAGCTGGCCCTTTCGCGAGTGATTTAACGGTCAGGATCG